GATTGAGGCTTTGAATCAAAAAATTTACATTTGCAATCAGGTTATTGATTACAAAATATTTACATATTGTTTTAATTGTCTACTAGAAGAATCCAGCCATTGCGGGGGTATTCTGGTAGTACCCAAGGGTCTTAAATCCATGTTTTGCCACGAAATAGTAATCCAATGCATCGGTGAAGTGGGGTGCGTGTTCCTGTGGAAACTGGCGGTTTTTTTCGGCGGTCTTCACCTTCTTAAAATCTACGGTCACATCCGTGGTTTGTATGGCAATAATCGGGGCTTTGCAGGTTTCGGCGTTTACGCGCAGCTTTGGTAAGTCTTCGTTTTGTTCCAGCATCAGGTTGTGCATGAATTCATAGCGGTCGGCATGGTTCCAACTATGACCGGCTGGTGCCCAGATTTCGCATTCCCAACCCAAGCTGGTAAATTTATCCTGAATGCTTTCAAACAAACTACCGGTAGCCGGTTGACGGTCGTGGCCCCTAGGTTCACCCCAGATGCGCACGAGCTTGTACTTATGGGTTTTGTATTGTTCACAAAACTTGCTGATCAAATCAGGTAGTTTTTCTTCCCCCTTCACAAACAATGAATCTACCGCATAGGCATAATCACCGCGCTCCTGAATGACCCACAGGCAGTTAAACCACCCCGAGAAGTCAAAGCTCAAATCCAACACCTCCGTATCCTTGTACTGGTTATCGATCTGCGTGATCTTCGTTTGCCGCCAATCTTCCTCATTGTCATCGTAGGCGTAGCGGGGTTGGTAGATGTGTGTGGCGCTAAAAGCCGAGTAGAACCCGCCTTCAATCCGGTTGATCCGCTCGTTCATGACCTCTATCTGGAATTCCAGGTAGGTCATTTCGTCCTTCATCCGCTCAATTCCTTCGGCGGTGAGGATGTGAATGTTGTCGTAGGCAGTACTTTCAATCCAAAAATAGGATTGTGGCTTTTGTTTTGCCCGCTCTTCCAGGTCGTATATCCAGTATCCTTTGGGGTTCCAGGGGATGGAAGTGTACATGCTCACGTTGCCATGCAAGTGATGGCTAAAGTGGTGCGCGTTGCCCCTGATGGAAGGAATCAAGATTTTACGGTAGTCTTCGCCATCAATCAGCGCACATTCGTCAATCTCGCCCGTGTCATACGATCCACCACGCGCCAGGTCAGCACGGTCCATGCTGAGCATATCCACACAAAACCCATTCATGAAGCTGATCACGTTCTTGTAACTGCGCGGTGGGGCAATGGGCGTCTCAAAATACTTGGGTGGCTTGCGGCCAATCACATAATGCACGCCCTCAATCATGCCCATCCTTTGCCAAACCTGCTCAATGGCAGGCAGCGTTTTGGTAAGGATTTGGTTATACGTCGTAGAGGCGAAGAAGCCTTTGCCTCGCGGCAGCGCATTGGCTTTTTGCCGGGTAGAAAACCCAATCGTAGTACTCTTTCCCGTACCACGGCCACCCAGCCACACGCGGGTTTTTTGGTTGGCCTTGAGAAATTGCTTTTGTTTCTCATTTACGTAGAGCAATACGGGTTGTTGGTTCATGGTCTATTGTCAATTTCTTCCTGTTCAGTAAGGTGTTGCATTTCTTCAAAATCAATGTCCTCTGCAATCAATAGGGTAGGGTCATCTGAGAAAACGAGCGGCGGTAGCTCCGTACTCATCGGCTGATCTTCATCAGGCTGATCAATGCGCATGACCTTAGTCAAGTGTTTTTCGATTTCTAATACCAGATAAGGGTCGGGGCTGTCTTTGCCTTGCTCTGTTTCAAGCAGCGCAAACAGTCGATCTCGCTGCATACCCCGCTCCAGCTTCACATTGATCTCACTGAATTTGCCATACAGGTCGCTCGCATCGCGGTAGACCTTCAGGGCACTGTAGTCAGTTTCATGCTCCAGGCTATTGTCAATCAGCTTGAGCGCTTCCGGTTTCCGTGGGTTGTTGCAAATGATCACAAAGGCCTGCTTCAACACATTCAGGTAATCCCCTTCCCAGTGGCGCAGCTCATACCTCCGTGGGCTCATCAGGTGCATGTACATCCGATCTACAGTACTGGCCTTTTGGAATTCCTTTTTATCCCAAACCCTTAGCGTAGTCAGCTTGGACCCTACGGTACTCATTTTCTTTGTTTCTAAGCTGCTCTTCATAGTATTTGATTCTTTGGGCTTTTTTGGGGTACTCAGGTTTGCGGAATTCTACCCTAAGCCGATGCATTGCATTGTTCCTTGCTTCACGTACCCGTCGTAGCTTCAGCCGCAGCAAGTCCATTTCCGGGTCGCGCTCACGCGCTTTTTGGGGCAGTACGCCTTTCTCTTGCCATTCCCTGATTACTTTCTGTACTTTTTCGATGTCTACCTGCACGCGCTCAATATCTTCGCTTACAGCGGCTCGCTGTTCGTCGGTACTGCATTCGTGGAAGCGGTTGCTCAGCTTTGCCCGTTGGCCGTACAGCGTCCGTTTTTGCACAAACCACAATTTGATTTGCTCGGGGCTATGGCTGCGCAGCAATTGCTTTTCTGCCACCCGTGGAGCATCCATCTTGTGTGCCATCTTTCTCAGGCCATAGCTCAGGTAAATGCAGTTGGGGTAGCTGTACCCTTGCTCCAACACCGGGATCAATACCCACTCAGGCCACACGCTACGGAGCCAGTCCACGTTTTTCCAGTACTCGGCTACGGTCATTTTCATGCGATCACTACATCTTGCTTGGCTGCGGGGTTCTCATCCAGCTTGGTCACTTCAATGTCGCGGAAAGTCCACTTAATTCCAGCACCCCAGCCATTTATTTTGTGGATCATCTCGATGGGCTTCAACAGGATGCGCCGCGCCGCTGGTGTCTTCAGCGCCGTGTACATCAGGTAAGCATTGCGGATCTCGCTACCGCTACTCAATTTGCCCGCCGTTTCGATGGCTGCTAGGGTAGGGTGGATGCCTTGCCCGCTGATGTTGGCCTGGTTACTCTTCTCAAAAAGATCAAGCAGCGCCTTGTCTTTGATGTCGTAGTTGATCGGCGTGATCTTGATGCCAGGGAATTCCTTTCCGGCAGCTTTGTTGATCTCGTACTCGGTCACTACAGTACGCCCGGCGTTGGTCACGCCTGCCAGAAACTTATTGAGGTTATCCAGAAAAGTTTGGCGGGCAGTCTGCGCATTGGCAAGGCTTTGCTTGCGTGCATCAGCGGTTTGTTCGGCGGTACTGCTGCTGTAGAAATAATCTTTGGGAATTTCTACATGGAAGCGGATGGCGTAACCATGATCCAGGTTGCTGCGGTGAAAGATCGGAATGTTGTTTGATACCTCAATCCAGCTTTTGCCACCCCACCAGGTAGGGATGTAGTAATATTCATCGGTGAGGATGGAATCACCGGTATGCAGCAGGAATTTCTTTTGCTTGGCCTCTTCCCCTGCATAGTTGGGTATGGCGATCACTGGCCACTTTCTGCCAACCTCTTTGCGCGAGCTGCCCCAATTGCCGCACCAGTAGTAGTTTTTGATTTTGCCCGTTTCACTATCCTGCTGCTCGGCGCGAATGTGGCGGCATTCGTGGGCCTTCATGCTTGCAATGGCGTTACCTTCCGTTTGCCGCACCAGCTCGGTCATGATCTGCGCGTGCTTGACCAGGTTGTTGCCTGCTGTGAGCATGTATGCGTCAATGTCAACGGTGTCAAAGAACTCTTGCGCAGCGGGGGGAGTTTCCAATAAGTCCATGGTTTTTTCGCCATCTCGGTACACATCTCGGTAAGCCTGTAGTCCACCGCCCAGGATGATGTCCCGTTTGGTTTTGAGTAATTCACCCACAATATTGTTGTCCATGATCAACTGCTCGCGTTCCCACGGCTGCCGATTGCCTTTGCCCCATGCCTTGATGTTGGCGTCCAGCTTGGTATCGGCACCGGTGACGGTAGTGGCTACCTTAGTGATCCCCCCAATATCGTCACACACTGCGCCGCCATCAGTGGTTTCCGTAAAGCGTACCACCGCTTTGGCCCCTTCCAGGTAGGCAAAATTATCATTTATCGTTCTGGTCATAGTTGCAAAGGATAGGGGAGTGGCACCACCTGGGCACCACTCCAATCACGTAAAAGATTAGGCTACCAAAAGCTTGGCGGCAAGCTTGGCTTGCATGGTGATGATGATGCCTTCTTTTTGCTCGGGGGTAAGGTCGCCACCAGTCGCTTCTTTCAAAGCTTGCAGGATGGTTTCCATGATGAGCAGCTTGTACACCTCGTTCACCTTCATCGCATCCAGTACATCTTCCAGCCAGTCGTTTACCACCAGATCGTGGAAGGTAGGATCTGCGGCGGCTTGCTTCCAGCGTTCAGCAATTTGCTGTTCGTTGTTGGGGTTCTTGTCGGTTACCAGGCGGAGCATGTCCACGGATGGGTCAACGACAAAGGCTACCGAGCGCCGCAGCTTTTCATCCTTGACCCTTTCGGTAAGCGCCATCAGGTTTTCTTCCGCAAAATTGGACAGTCCGGTATTGGCGTACTCCCTGAAAATTTCGGCCACCTGGGCGTCATTGTTGGGGTCTTTATCGCTCAGGGCGCGTACCAATGCCTTCAGGGGTTCTACCAATGAGGTGAGTCCTTTGCGGATCAGGTCGTTTTTGATCTTGTTGATTTGGGTCTGGGTAATGTCCAGTGCCTTGATGATAGCGGAAGCCAATAGGCTACCAATCATTTTGTTTTTCATGTGCTGAAAAATATTGTGGGTTAATGAATGACTTTAAATCCATTGTAGCCAATGATGTGGCTGATCAGCGGGGTATTGTACCTGCCTGCGGTAATGTCCGTAATGGGTAGCGTGCCCGCATCAATGTGCATGCGCCGGGTTTTGATTTTGCCACGCATGCCCTTGTTTTGGGCGCGTAGCTCCGTACGCGGGTAGCCATAGCGGGCTTTTTCGATGGTCTTGATGCTGCCCCGATTGTCACCTTTGCTGCGCACAAAGGCCAGGCTAAAGGTTTTTCGTTTGGTCACGGCCTCATCATCGCTGATTTCGGCGAGTACTTCCTGGATGCTGATGGTCTTTTTAGTTGCTGTTGCCATACCATTGGTCAATTATGCGGTGGTGCAGGTCGGCTTCATTGGCATTTTGTTCCATTTGTGGCCAGCGTTGATCTGGGGTAAGGCGCTGGTGCCATTGCTGCAAATCTGCCAGGGTTACCTCAGCTACTTTTTTTTTAAGAGCACGGTATAAAACAGGTGAAAGCCCGCCGAGTGTACCGGGATCAGTGCCACCCACACGCCCAGCCATATCCACACAGGTACTTGTGGCAGCAAAGCACTGGCCGCAAACACCAGCGCCGCCCGCTGACTGGCCAATTGTGCCATCTGCATCAGG